ATGCTCAAGATTTTTCGGCGTTTTGCCGAACCTATTGCTGTGCCTGAACGTAAGGCTGCGCGGCCTCTGATGGCCTCGCAATTTCGCGTCGTTGGCACGCCGATTTCAGGGGATTATAAGACGCTCTGCCGCGAAGGTTTTGCGCGTAATCCGATCGCTCATCGTTGCGTGCGTCTTATCGCGGAGAGCGCGGCCTCTGTGCCTTTGCAAACGCAAAACCCTGATGTGGCTCGCCTGCTGAAACGCGGTTTACCGGGCAGCAGCGCGGTCGAAACTTTCGAAGCCTTTTATGGCTATCTACAAGTCGGCGGGAATGGTTTTTTCGAGGCGGTATTGGGGGATGAGACACCCATCGCTTTGATAGCCCACCCGCCTGATTCTATGAAAATGGGACGTGATGCCCAGGGACGTCCCAATGGCTGGCAACAAGAGCAAGGGGAACGGACCCGTCGTTTCCCGCGCGACGCGGGCTCAGGGCGTTGCGTTTTGCATCATATGCGCCTGTTTAACCCGGCAGATGCGTGTCACGGTTTGTCGCCCTTATCCGCCGCCGCCCAAGCCGTCGATTTACATAATCGCGGCGGGGTGTGGGCCAAAGCATTGTTGGAAAATTCAGCGCGGCCCAGCGGGGCCTTGGTCCATGATCCGAAGTCAGGCGAACGCCTAACGGATGATCAATTCGAACGGTTGAAAACAGAGCTTCAGGCGAGCTTCACAGGGCCGCAAAAAGCAGGCCGTCCCATGGTCTTGGAAGGCGGGTTGGATTGGAAGACCATGTCGCTCTCGCCCTCCGATATGGATTTCACGGCTCTACGCCGTGAAGCTGCGCGCGAGATTGCTTTGGCTTTTGGCGTCCCGCCCATGTTGTTGGGTCTGCCGGGCGATAATACTTACGCCAATTACCGCGAAGCCAATCAAGCCTTTTGGCGGCAGACTATTATTCCACTTGTCGCGAAAACAGCGATGGGATTGCAGGAGTGGCTGTCGGCCTTTTTCGGCGATGATCTGCGTCTTACGCCAGATCTTGATCGTGTGCCGGCGCTGGCAGAAGAACGCGCCGTGCTATGGAAGCGCCTGTCTGAAGCGAGCTTTGTCACGCAAGAAGAAGCCCGCACCATCGCAGGATTAGACCTTAAACCTGTGGAGGGCGCGCGATGACCCAGACATCACCGCGTCAATCAATCACTTTGGACCGCACCATCACTTTTGGATTAATCGCAACGGTTTTATTGCAAACCGCTGGCGGTTTGGTTTGGGCAGGGGCCGCAGGCGCACGGCTCTCAGCACTAGAAGCCCAGATTGCCCTGACCCCCGGTATTTCCGAACGCTTGGCCCGATTAGAAGGACAGACGGTTCATATTGAACAAAGCCTCATACGCATTGAACGGAGGCTCAGCGCAGATGACTGATCTTTATATTGAAGGTTATGCCAGCCGATTTGGACAAACGGATTTATCGGGTGACCAAGTTCAGCGCGGGGCGTTTAGTGCGAGTCTTCTCACCCGTAGCGAGCCTTTTCCCATGTTGTTCGGTCATCAAACCGAGACACCCATAGGTGTCTGGGATCGCGTGTTTGAAGACGAGGTCGGATTATTCGTGGCGGGCCGAATTTTCGGCGGAAGCGATCTTTCTACCACGACCGCGCGTTTGGTGTGCGAAGGCGCGGTGAGCGGTCTGTCCATCGGATATCGTGCGCGTCGGTCCATTCCCCGTACAAAAGGTGGGCGTATTTTGTCTGACATTGATCTTTGGGAGGTTTCCGTCGTCGCCTTCCCGATGCTGCGCTCTGCGCGGATCACACAAATCGGCGACATTCATTCCCCAAAAGCAAACCATAAAAGAGACTTGCATGACTCCTGACATTGAAACCAAAACTACGCCAGATCTACGTCAAGCCCAGGCGGATTTTGCTTCAACTTTTTCAGCCTTTCGCAACGCGAATGACGCGCGGCTGGCTGAAATCGAAGCCAAATCCAGCCCTGATCCCTTGCTGACAGAAAAGGTCGATAAATTAAATGCGGCGTTGGAGGCGCAGACGCGCCGGATTGAAAATCTGACACTCGCGGGTGCGCGGCCAAGTTACGCCAGCCTTGAAGGTGCGGAGACAAAATCCGCCAATAAAGCCGCTTGGTCCAGCTTTATTCGGACGGGCGATCTTTCTGCGTTGGAAGGCAAATCCGTCGCCTCTGTTGATGGCGATGGCAGCCTCATTGCGCCGATCGAGACGGAAACACGGATTGATAATGTTCTGGCTGAAACATCTCCCCTGCGCCGTCTTGCTACGGTGCGGACAATTGGCGCGGGCGTCTTTCGCAAACCGATTAGTCTCTCTGGGGCGCAATCGGGCTGGGCAGGCGAAACCGATCCGCGTGCGGAAACGGACTCACCGCAGCTTGAACTCGTCGATTTCCCTGTCGGGGAGCTTTACGCCATGCCTGCCGCGACGCAGGCGCTTTTGGACGATTCTGTTGCTGATGTGGATACGTGGCTTGCCGAAGAAGTACGAGATGTTTTCGCGGCGCAGGAAACAGCAGCCTTCGTCAATGGCGACGGCGAGAATAAACCGATGGGCTTTCTAACTTCGTCAGATTTGGACGTCTATGCCCCGCCGGTATTTGATACGGATAGCCTGATTGATCTGATCTATGCGCCAGAGACGCGATATCGTGCCAATGCTAGTTTCGTCATGAACCGCCGCACGATTAATACGGTTCGGAAGTTTAAAGACGCCGATGGAAATTACATTTGGCAACCCTCTGCTGCCGCAGGCTCGCCGTCGACCTTGCTGGGTTACCCACTCGTCGAAGTCGAAGACATGCCTGACATTGGAGACAGCGCGGCCTGCGTCGCCTTTGGCGATTTCCGCCGCGGTTATTTGATTGTGGACCGCCAAGGCGTGCGGGTCTTGCGTGATCCATATTCGGCTAAACCTTACGTCCTTTTCTACACGACGAAACGTGTAGGCGGCGGCGTACAAGACGCAGATGCGATCAAGCTCTTACAGGCGAGCTAAGCCGATCTGACACTACTGAATATCTTTTCAAAACCCGCCTTTTGGTGGGTTTTTTTATGCCCACTTTAAGCGAGACCTTTATGACATTGACTGATCTTTCTCCGCCGCCCTCTGGTCCTGTGACATTAGAGGCGGCGAAAATATTCCTGCGTGTTGACCACGTCGAGGAAGACACGCTGATCGCGGAATTGATTGATACCGCAAGCCGCCAGATTGAAGAGCGTTGCGGGCTTAGCCTCATCACAAGGCCACAGCGTTTGACGAAACGCGCCAATGGGACAGGCGCTTATCTGAACCGATATCCCATCCAATCGGTTGAGGCCGTCACATGTGATGAAGACCCTGTGACGTTCGAGGCGAACTTGCGCGCTCGGCCTGTTTTGATCAGATTTTCAGGAGACGGTGATGTCAGCGTTGATTTCACGGCAGGCTATGGAGATACGCCAGCTGATATCCCGACCCCGCTCCGCCAAGGCGTGCTTCTGCTGATCGCGCATCTCTATGAGCATCGCGGGAGTGAAAATCCGCCGCCTTTTCCGATGATGGTGGACGCCTTGATCCAACCTTATCGTGGGGTGAGGCTATGATTGGACACATGAGGGCGCGTGTTGGCCTTTATGCGCCAGAGACCACCGCCGATGATTTAGGCGGAACGATCACAAGCTGGGCGTTTCGACGTGGGCTTTGGGCAGCGATTAAACCCAAATCAATTTCTGAAATTCGCGAAAATGGCCGTTTGGCGGTCACGCAAAGCTATCTCGTCGTGGTGCGCTATACCCCTGATTTTCCGGAACGGGCGCGTCTGGTTTGGAAGGGACGTATCTTGCGCGTCATTGCTGCCAGCGATCCCGACATACGCGGCGAACGGCTTCACCTGATTTGTGAAGAGGAAAGCCAATGAATATCACCGAACAAGCAGAAGCGCTGGCGAAGTCTGTCCATGCGGCGCTTAGCCAAGATTTAGGCGTGCAGCATGCGCTTGGCGGAACGAATGGGGAGGCGGTGCGGCTTTATGATACGGCGCCTGAGGACCCAGTTTATCCTTATTTGACTTATGGCGCGATGCGGTCCGAAGATATTGGCGCAGATGACACGCCATTATCTGCGCATCGTATGACTTTGCATGTTTGGTCGCGTTATGCGGGGCGGGCAGAGGTCTTATCCTTGTTATCGACCGTGAGCGCTGCGCTGCAGGCATCTGTGCTGAGCGCGACGGGGCATATTTCCGTACGCAGTGCAGGCCCTGTTTATTCTGACGTGCTGCGCGCCGCTGATGGCCGCACTCATCATGGATTGGCGCGCCTCGCCATCACAACTCAAGCAGAAACATCGCAAGGAGAGGCGACATGAGCGCGCAACGCGGTAGCGAAATGCTATTGAAGCTCAAGAATGCGGCCGGCGCCTATGTGACGGTCGCAGGACTGCGGACAAAAACGCTGCGCCTGAATGCACGGCCTGTCGATGTGACGGATACGGCATCGCAAGGTTGGAAAGAACTGCTACCCGGTGCGGGAATCCGGACGGCAGAGGTGTCAGGGACTGGCGTGTTTCGTGATTCTGAGTCGGATGCGCTTATTCGGGCGGCCTTTTTTGAACAATCTGCACAGGCCTGCCGCTTTATCATACCGGGATTAGGCATGATTGAGGGTGTTTTCTTGATCACGGGGCTGAATTATGCGGGCGCCTATCAGGGTGAAGCTCAATTTGAGCTGAGCCTAATGAGCGCAGGCGTGCCAGAGTTTGCCGCTCTATGAGTACATTTCGATTGGGTGACAGATTTGTGCTGCTGCGCGGGCAGCACACTCGGTTGCGGCTTTCAATATCTGCCCTTGCGGAAATTGCGTCGGGGTTGGGGGCACAGACGCCGTCTGCCCTGGGGGCAAAGCTGCGAAGCGCAAATCTGGCGCAGTGGAATCTTGTCCTGAGGGCCTTATCCGACCCAAAGCCACAGGCGGCTCTGACGCAGGCGGAAATGGCTGATCTTCTGCCCAGCATAAGTGATGTGATGACCCATGGATTGTCGTCATGAGCTGGCCGTTTGATCGTTGGATTCAAATCGCCATCCGGCGTTTTGGACTTAGCCCAACAGAGTTCTGGGCCATGCCTTTGCGGGATTGGCTGACGCTGTTGCAATCGATTCAATCTTCACATTTTGATCGTGCAGACTTGGATAAATTAATTTCAACTTATCCCGACAGAGGAGGCCCAAATGGACCCGATTGAAAAGGCGGCAAATGCGCTGGATGGTTTTGCAAAAGGCGCCGGCACAGAGGCCGCTAATGAGCTGGCCGATGTGTTTGAACAGGCTGGCGACCGGATCGCTGCATCTTTGGAACGCGCCGCTCAGACGGGGGAATTATCCTTTAATGCTTTGGCGGAATCTATCTTGTCAGATTTCGCTCGCTTGGCCGTGAATGAATTAATCACTGCGCCTTTAGAGGGTGTTGTTTCGGCTTTGACACAATCGATCAGCGGTGTGGGATCAGCCAAGTCGTCTCCTGTTACTGTCAATCTTAGCTTGCCTTCAAATGGGTTGAAATCCTCTGGGCCAAATCCGACAGGCGCGCAGATCGCAGGCCAAGTCGCGCAAGCTGTCGCTCGTGTTCAAACACGAAATTAGTTAGATTTTGACAAGGTAATAAAGAGAGAAATAGATGGAAGGTTTTCATGATATCCGGTTCCCGTTGCATCTCGCATTTGGCGCAAGCGGAGGCCCTGTTCGAACAACTGAAATTTCACAGCTTGTCGGCGGAATTGAAGTTAGAAACGCTCGCGGAAAACACTCGAAACGTCGATATAATGCTGTCGCAGGGTTAAAGTCACGTCAGGAAGCTATTGAATTAATACAGTTTTATGAATCTAGATTAGGGCCTTTGTTCGGATTTAGATTTCGCGATCCATTAGATAATGCAAGCGCGGAAACGCCGTCTGCCATAGATCAATTCCTTGGTGTGGGGGATGGTGTGAAAAGGATTTTTCATTTGCGGAAAGCCTATGGCGAGGCGCCCTATATTTATTTTCGCCCTATCTCAAAACCTGTTCAAGGCACGGTTCTTGTGGCGGTAGATGGGGCGGATGTTTCAGTTTCAGTCAATCATCAGGCGGGACAAATTTCATTTGCACAGGCGCCCGCAGAGGGCGCCATTATTACGGCAGGATTTGAATTCGATGTTCCCGTCAGATTTGCAGCGGAAGCGTTAGATATTGTCTTAGATGATTTTGGCGCGGCGCAAATTCAGGACATTCCCCTTGTCGAAATTTTACCATCTATGGAGACAGTAGATGGGTGAGGTCACAACATTTTGTTCACTTTGGCGGCTCGACTTATCAACGGGTCGCCGCGTGACGCTGACGGATCATGATGATGAGATTTTTTACGAGGGTGACCACTATCATCCTCAGCAAGGGGCGACTGCACTGATGACGGAAAGTCGGTCAGGACTGTCGGTTGATAGCGGCGGCATGAAGACCCGAATTGATTTACCTGGAATCTCAACGCAAGCCATTCAGGACGGGATCTTGGATGAAGCTGAGTTGTTCCAATATCGGCATGATTGGCGCAGCGGGGAGACTCGTCTCCTCTCGCGCGGCCGCATTGGCGAAGTGAGCATTTCCGGCCCTCTCATTGAAGTGGAATGGCTCGGCCAAGCTAGCTTATTGAACCAGAGTACAGGCCGTGTGTTCTCTCGGCAATGTGACGCGAGTTTTGGCGATGCGCGTTGTGGCGTGGATCGGTCGCGTTTCGCGTCAGGGACAGAGTGTCCACGTACATTTACCGCGTGCCGTGACTCGTTTGGGAATGAGGTGAACTTTCGCGGGTTTCCTTACCTTTTGGGAGATGATGCCCTGCAAGCTAGTGTCAGAGAGGGTGATCGCCGTGATGGAAGCTCACGCTACCAATGA